TCTTTGCTTACCAGCCACTATCCACTCAGTGCAGTGGTGTAAGACCCCTCCAGTGCCCTACAGCATTATCATTAAGAATTTTACATGCTGGTGGCCACCCCAACCTCTAATCCCCATTACAGGGGTCAACCCAATACGAGCGACGGTGATGGTGCAGTTTATCCCTATCATGATTGGTGGAGATACATTCATGCCCCATATCTCGCCGTGTACAAATATCATTATATACATCTGCCCATGCGGTAAGGGTGTGTGTCCTATCCCTACACCCATCATCTGCAGCGTACTGACTATTGAGGATGCTGGTGGCGTGGGACATCCTAGAGTTCTCTTCCCAACTACTCTGACAGTCTTTGCATTCAAGATCCCCATTGCGAGGATCCTAGACCCACTGGGTGTAGGATTTCCTGGATTCTCATATCCATGCTCCTCAGTGGTTGCCTTTGGACACCCAACTGTGCTATCATCCTGAGGTAGTTTAAAAGGGACTAATGCCTAAGAGAGCAACGACTGGACTGGTTAAAGATGGTTGGGTACCTGGCAAACCGAAAATAACTCGGCAGGGGTCGTCTGGGAATACTAAATATTCCGCAACATCTCGTAACAGTAAAGGTAAGCGTTATCGTGGTCAAGGTCGATGAGAGTTGAGACCCGAGAGTCTATGGAGATGCTTTGGTCTGCTAAATGGAATCTTCCTAAAGCAGCAGAGCATTGTGGTCTGTCATTGAAAGAAATGAAGATTACATTCAACGAGTATTGTAATTTCCATCCCCCCACTTATGAGGGGGAATCTCAACAATGACTATAAATAAAAATACCGTGTGGAAGAGGTCTCGTGGCTAACAGTCCTGTGCCTGATCAAAGTGATGAATTTATTAAATCGGGGATGGTGTTAATAACCGACCCACGAAGTGATAAATATCTTCATAAGGTGAGTAGAAACATCCAACCACCTGTGAGACCAAAGAAAATAGAGGGTTAAATGCCTGCTTACAGATTCAGATCAGACCAGTACGTCAGTAGAGGGTTTAAGGACTTAGCAATTTCCTTTAATTCAAATCCTTCTACTGATGACTTTGGCGCTGTCAAGAATGAGAGAGCAATCAATCAATCTGTAAGAAATTTGTTATTGACTATATTAGGTGAAAGACCTTTTCAGCCGAACATTGGAAGTCGGGTGAAGGGTCTTCTTTTTGAGCAATGGGATCCATTCGCGGCGGATGCTATCAAGGGTGAAATTCGTGATTGCCTTAAGCGTCTTGAGCCACGGATTACTGTACAGGATGTTAGTGTCCGTGATGACAGTGATCTGAATGGAATTCAAGTTGAGCTTGAATATTTGATTACTGGAGAAAATATAACCCAAGAAGTAACATTCCTCTTAGAGAAGACCTGAAATGTCTGCTATCCCATCACAATTAACATCGCTAGACTTCTTTGAGATTAAAGAGTCTATCAAATCCTACCTTAGAACGCGTAACGAGTTTACAGATTACGATTTTGAAGGTAGTGCTTCGGCGTATCTTATCGATACCCTTGCTTATAACACGTATTATACGGCATTCAACGCTAACATGGCGTTGAATGAAGCATTTCTAGAGTCTGCTACGGTGAGAGACAACGTAGTCCGCATTGCAAAGCAGTTAAATTACACCCCTAGGTCAATTAAAGCACCCAGAGCGTGTGTAACTATCCGGGTGCAGACACAAGCTTCTCTAAATGGCACCACATTTCCAGAATTCTGCACACTGGCTGCAGGAGATGTGTTTGTTGCTCGTAACTTTAACGACACTTACACCTTCTGTGTGACTCGTGACCTCCAAACCACCGTAGATAGCGCAACTGGCATCGCGGTGTTTGACCCTGTGCTCGTTTATCAGGGCAATTTGCTTAAGTTTAACTACACAGTTGACTATACGAAGAGACAGGACTATGTTATCCCCACTGAAAACGTAGACACAGCCTTGGTTTACGTCGATATCTCACCTAACGCACAGTCGCAAGAGATTGACACCTATAACCTCGCTACAAACGTAACTGCGCTCAACGACACTTCTCGTGTTTACTACCTTGAGGAGTCTGATGACCTTAGATACCGTCTAATCTTCGGTGATGGTGTCTTAGGACGTAAATTGATCGATGGTGAATTCATCAGACTGTCTTATGTGACCACTTTTGGTGAAGAAGCAAACGGTTGTAAGGACTTTGCCTTTATTGGCACCATTAGAGACAGTGATCAACGTGCAATTTCACCTGCAAACATCGCAGTTGTCACTAGAGAGTCTGCAGCAGATGGTGAAGCACGCGAAAGTGCGCTATCCATCAAGTTTAGAGCACCCAGATCCTTTTCTACTCAAAACCGAGCAGTGACTGAAACGGATTATGAGCATATTGTCTCAGAGATCTATCCGCAGGCAGCATCTGTGACCGCATATGGTGGTGAGAGACTCACTCCACCCATTTACGGTAAAGTTTACGTTGCTATCCGTCCAAAAACGGGTAATAAACTGAATGAGACGACAAAAGCAAGAATCAAAAATGATCTGAAACCTTATACAGTTGCATCAGTCGATCCTGTGATCATTGATCCTACTACTTACTACATTATTCCTAAATCTTACGTTTATTACGACGGAAACAACACCGATAAGAGTGGCGCTCAACTAGCAAGTGATGTTTTGCGTAATGTTGACCAATTTAACAAGAATGGTCAAAACAATCGCTTCGGTGGTCGCATTGAGGCGTCGAAATATAACTCAATGCTCGATAATAGTGATCCTGCAATTTCTGGTAGTGTCACTCAGCTGACTATTGGTCAAAATCTTGACCAATTTACGTTTGGTAACGTATTTACTCAATGTCTTGACTTTGGTAACTCACTTTACAACCCATCTAACTTTTCAGGCACTCCTGATGGCGGTGACGGCACTCCTTGCTCTACAGATTCAGATTGTCCAGAAGGTCAAGTTTGTATAGATGGCACTTGCCAAAGCATCGGTGGAGGTTGTGATCCTTCCTTCTCTGTGGTCAAATCTGGCACATTCTATGCAACAGGTTTCACTGAAGACCTTGTTAACCTGACCATGCAAGGTGTTGGCACTAATTCAACTGCCCCTGTTATATCATCCAGCTCCATTACTGACGAAAATCAAGTTTTGGTCCCCGTCAACATTAGAGATGACGGAAAAGGCAATCTTCTCCTTGTTACTAAAAGGGACGAAGTTGAAGTTGTGTTAAATAATGCTGTTGGTAGCGTTGATTATGAAAACGGTCAAGTTTGTGTAGGACCCATTGCAATTGGAGGCACGCCAGACGATTCAGAGCGTCTGCCGATCCAAGTATTGCCATATGGAGGAGCTATCACAATTCCACCAGGCGTCGATCCCACATTGTTTGATATTAGCGTCAATCCAATCGATTGGAAGACTAATGACATTTCAATCCCCAACTTCGATCCTAACAACTTTAGTGGTTACAATTACGGTGACCCAACTGGGATAAATATCATTGATTATCCCACGGATAGTTTTACATATCCAGTAGATACCTCCTGTTTCTGAGATAGATGCCACACAAGAATATCGCCATTTCGGATAGAGTTGAAAATCAACTCCCAGAATTTATTAGGGAGGAAGATCGACAATTTGTTGATTTTCTCTTCCAGTATTACAAGTCTCAAGAAAAAACAGGTCGTCCTTACGATATTCTGAATAATCTTCTGGGTTATCTGGATCTCGACGGTTATACCTCAGACGAATTGTCAAATGACACACTCTTATTGAGTGATATTGGTCTGTACGATGAAACTATCACAATTGAGTCGATTAATGGTTTCAAGGAAACCGATGGATCTATTAAGATCGATAATGAGGTAATTTACTACGAGACTGTTACTCGTGGACCTGATGCTATTGTTACTCCAGGTGTTTCTCCTGATCAGTTTGATAAAAAGAAACAACAACTAGAAAATCCCTTCCAGTTGTTTGATGGGACTAGAAATAAATTCCCTCTTAGTTTTTTAGGCACTCCTGTAAATCCCCCTTCAGTAGATCACCTAATTGTTATCACATATAATGAAATGTTGGTCCCTGGGACTGATTATTTCCTTGAAGGCAATGAGATTCGTTTTGCTGTTGCTCCTCGTGAGAGATCTGGTGCTGATGACTCTGCATTCACTGAAATTGTATATTTGGTTGGGTATGCCGATCAAGCGATCGTCACAACTGATGCCATTCCCTTTGAAGAGTATCAAGGTAAGAAAGAATATCCTCTCAGAGTAAATACACAACCATATACCCCAACTTCAGCAATTGGTCTGATTGTTAAGAAAAACACTCGCCAACTTGAGCCATATACCGACTATACAGTATATGGAAGTGAGATTATCTTTAGATTCCCACTGGGTGCTGCTGATGATATTCATATTCGCTCTATTGAGTATATTGCCCCTTCTTTTGGATCTGGAGCATCTGCAGTTGTCTCTGTCGATAGTCTTGGTCAAGTTGACCGCCTAATTCCTAAAACTGGTGGTAGTGGTTACAGACTAGATTTTGAACCTAAAGTTGTAGTCCAGCACAACACAGGTGTGGGTGCGACTGCCAAAACTTTGGTTAGTGGTATCAAGGATATCAACCTAATTGATGGTGGACAGGGTTACACGTCATATAACCCTCCTATCGCCCTTGTAGGCGCTCCTACAGGTGGTACACTGGCAAAAGTCACTCTGACTGTAAATGATACAACAGGTCAGGTCGATAGTCTGACTATTATGAATTCTGGTAGTGGATATGACTTTATCCCTGCTATTTCGTTTCTTAATCCTGGTGGTTGCAAAATTGGTCAACCTACAATTGATAGTGAAGGTCGTGTAAACATTGACAGTATTGCTGTCGAAGAATTTGGACTGAACTATAGTAATCCTCCTATTGTTTATCTGGATCCAGCACCTGAGGGTGGTATTAATGCTCAGGCAATTTCCAGAATCAACCAAGACGGTCAAGTCTATGAGATCGTTATTACAAACAGAGGTAGAGAGTATGTAACCCCACCTAGAGCAAGAATTATTCAACCTATTGGTGCTCAGGTGCTTGACGTTACTGTCGCATCTGGTAACGTTACCAATATCGAAATGCTAACAGGTGGCAACGGTTATACCGATGCTCCTTCTGTGTATATCGTCGATGATAGAAAAGATTCTTACGGCGATCCTATTGGTGGCACAGGTGCAACTGCTGCTGCAACTATCTTTAACGGCGAAATCACTGATATCAACATTACCAACTTCGGTACTGGATATTCTGAGACAGAGCCTCCTAAGATTTACATTGCTGAGCCTCAAGCAGCAAGAGCATCTGTTGCTGTTGGTTTCAACGAGCTGACTGGTTACGAGATCATTGAAAAGGGTAGTGGATATTCCCCTTCTGCATTCTTAGGATGTAGTCGTGGTGTATCTGGTGCTGTTGGATATGACATCCTCCATAATGAGATCTATGCAGGTGAAGCAGCACTGCGTCAGTCTACTCACCCTGCAGCATCTACAGTTATTAACCTAGATTCTTTGTTTATCAAAGAAGTCTTTGACAAATTTAGAAGACAATATCTTCCCAATATTAAGATTGATTATTCTGTAATCAATCCAGTCCAAGTAATTAAGAGTATTAGTGACTTTTACATTAGTAAAGGCACTGAGCTTGCTACACAGTATCTGTTTAAGATCATGTTTGGCGAGCAGGTGGATATCTACTATCCCCGTGAAGAAATCATCTCACCATCTGCTGCAGCATGGGTTGTTGACACGGTGCTGCGTGCTGAGTTGATCTCAGGTGACCCTGCTAATCTGATTGACTCACAACTTATCCAGTATGCTGATTCTGTTGACCTTAGTGTCAAGGCAGCAAATGCTCTGATTGAAAACGTTATTACCATTATTGAAGGTAAGGACACTATCTACGAATTGGCAATCTCTGAAGAGACGCTAACTGGTAGTTTCATCATTCCTTATAAGACGACTCTAGTTGAGCCGTTGACTACAACTGGTCAGATTATTACCGTTGACTCCACGATTGGATGGCCAGAAAGAAACGGCACCATTCGTATTAACGATCAGGAAATCGTACAGTATAAAGAGAAATCACTTAACCAGTTTATCGAATGCACCAGATCACAGAATGGTGTTGTAGAAGACTGGGATCCTGGCACGATTATATTCTCTGAAATCTTTGTATATGTCAATAAGGGCACATCTGCTGAGTGTAAACTCAGAGTGCTTGGTATTGCAGAAGCAGGTACAACTATCCTGGAGGATACTGGATCTTACTATCTGCAAGGCGACAAACTAAAGGTTGCTAAACTTGGATCTTCAGATGAAGATGAAAGACTGTCTTCCTGGCTGTATAACGTTAAGAAACTAATTCAGGTTACCAGTATCACCCCTGGTGGTGTTAATAACCAGACTGCTACTGTTGTTTGTGGTAACCCACACGGTCTACTGGTATCCGATCAGGTGACGATTTATGGTGCTAACCCTGTTGTATTCAACGGCACCTTTACCGTTACTTCTCGTATTGATGCATTTCAATTCACATACCAGATCAATACTCCCACAGAGATCATTCCTGAAGGTAACATTCTTCTCTCTGTGGACCTAAACAGAGGTAAGTCTGATGTCAATTCAATCAACAGTGTTGTTAGTGAGTTTACAACAAATATCCAAAACTCCTTCTTTAATGATGATCATGTTTATGTTGCTTCCTCTGGTCTACCCAATTATAGGGTGGGTCCTTTCACAGGTTCGGCACTGATTCCTGGTAACCAGCGTAAACTGCTTAGATTCCCCAGACTTGTCCAAACCATTTCTGAGCGTCAAGATATCTCAGCAAACACCTCGATTGGTGCTTGGGTGAATGGTGTGTCTATCTGGGCATACAAGTCTGGCGACTTTGTTAGATTCGGTCCTCTGACTGACATCACTGTTACTAACATTGGTCAAGACTATGATGCAGGATCCAAACCTGCTCTGGAAATTACTGGTGGCGGTGGTACAGGTGCTACTGGTGAAGTTGTTGTTAATGGTAGTCTGACTTCCTTTGTTGTTACTGTAGAAGGTAGCGGATATACAGAATCTCCTCTAGTCTCCATCGTTGGTGGTGGTGGTATCGGAGCAACTGCACAAGCTATCGTAACGGGTGGTCGTGTCACTAAAATCCTGGTTGAGCAACCAGGTACTGGATATACCTCACAACCTAGCGTTTCAGTTACTGGTGGCGGCGGTACAGGTGCTGAGGCAACTGCAAATGTCCGTGGTCCTGTACAGAGTGTCAGTATCACTGCCAATGGTAGTGGTTACACTGAGTTGCCTAGCATTAGAGTTAACTCTGGTGAAGGTGCTTTGGCACAACCCATTGTTATCAATGGTCGTATTGTTTCTATCGCTATCATTAACTCAGGTAGTGGATATACTACTGCTCCCACCATTGTAATCAATGGTGATGGTTTTGGTGCTATTGCAAGAGCAATTATCGGCACTGTTGGTGAAGACAAAGGTAGAGTCCTTAGTGTTGAGATCAGCAACAAAGGTATTGGATATACCCAAGGTCTTACTACTGTCAGACTTGAGTCTGTCGGTGACTTTGCTGAGTTTACTCCACAAGTTTTTGAGTGGAATAAAAACCTTCAGTATGATCTTACTGCTAAGTATGATGGAGCACGAGGATACGTCTTTACTGGTTTGAATAACCAGTTTGGTGGTGAGTATGCTCACCTCAGTGATCCTAAAGAGCTTCGTTATGTGGTTGGCGATAACGTCTTCCTTAATGCTGTAACACAACAATTTCAAGAGGTATCATCTAATTATGAGCACTCTCCTATTCTGGGTTGGGCTTACGATGGTAACCCAATCTACGGTCCCTATGGTTACATTGACCCAACTGACCAAAACAGCGGAATCAGAAGACTTCGCACTTCATATAAACTAAAAGATAACGTTGTCTATGATCTAGCAACTAATCCAAATCCTGCCCGTATTGATGGACCTGCACTGGATTCATATCCTGCTGGATCGTTTGTTGCTGACTATGAGTACGACTTCCAGTCTGGGGATCTTGACAACTATAATGGTCGCTTCTGTAAGACACCTCAATATCCTGATGGCACCTATGCATACTTTATTACTATTGATGCATCTGAAGCAGGTGTTGCAGAATTCCCATATATCCTCGGTCCTCAGTTTAACTCACTGCCTGATCCATGGAACTTTACCCAAGGTGCAACTCAGGAAAATATTCCACAAAACGTTGTAAGGTATAGAGATCCTTATGTCAACGTTGACATCGATGTTGATCGTCAACCTAACCAGGAAGCAGATGTCCTAACGACTGAGATTGAAGGTTATCCTCTTATCTTTGAGGTCCAGGATAGTAATAGTGACGGAATCATTGATGCTAATGAGCAACAAGAAGTCCTTGAGATGTCTGAAGAGGCAACCCTACAAATCTATGATTACTTCCCTCAGGTTTCTGAAGAGTCTAGAGTTGACATCGAAGTTGAGACAACTACTCAGTTTGAAGATGCTCAGATTGACGGTTTCGTTATTGAAAACCCAGGCCAGTCCTATCAGGTTAATGATACCATCTTCTTTGATGATCAAGACACTGGTGGTTTCGGTGCTTCTGCACTTATCGAATCGGTTAAGGGTCAAGTCATCCAATCATACAGTAAGGAGATCATCGGAGATCGTCCATATGGTGTGATTAATACAGCAGCTAATCACGACTTGCGTCAGCAAGATGAGTTGATTCTTAACTCTTCTCCCGTTATTGATAACACCAACAAGAACTTCAAAGTTAAAGTTGTATCTGGTGTTGAGCGTATCAATGTAAATCAGATTGGTGTTGGTTACAACGAAGATATTCCTCCTACGTTTGAATTGATCACATCTGCTGGTCAAGATGGTCAACTAGAGATTGTCTTACAAAATACTGGTCAGATCAACACAGTCAACATTATCAACTCTGGTAATGGTTATGATCCTGAGGAGCCTCCTCAAATTCGTGTCTCCCATCCACAGCAGTTTAAGAAAACTCGCTATTGGTTGACCGAATACATGGAAGCAGATGGTATCGTTGAAGTCAACGATATTAAGGTTACCTCACAACGCTATACCTATATCTGCGGTAAGATTACTGAGACAGATGGTGATGAAGCTGGTTTCCTTGCCAAGTTTGATGACTTGGGTCAGAGAATCTGGGAGAGGACTCTCATTCCTACTAATGCCCTTCAGAAGAGGGCTGAATTCCTCAAGATGGTGGTCAATGACACTCCAGAAAACGACCTCATATATGTTACAGGCCAAACAAAGAATCCTGACAACGATCTGTACAACCCAGACATATGGTTAGGACTTTATGAGTCTGGATTCAACAATGCAAACGATCCTGACGGTATCCTGCAGTGGCAGAGAGCAATCGCTGGTATCTCTGGCAGTACTAGAAGAGACTATGTAACTTCTATCGCTCTTGATCAAGAGCAACGTATCTACCTTTGTGGTTATACCGATACCAACTCTGTTGATCCCGATGATATGTGGATCATCCAGTGTGGTATTGAAGGCGATCTGGTTGAGAAGCGTAAAGTTGCATCTCAGGATGATTCTGAGAAAATGCATCAGATCATGATGATCTCCGATGATAGATTCTTCTTTATTGGTGTTAACGACCAAAATGATGACTTGATCTTCGGTGAATTCTTCTACGATGGTGCAAACCTTGAGATTGATTGGAGCAAGCAGATTCCTACGGTGGGTGGACGTGTTGTCAACCCAACAATGGTCATGGATGACTATGGTTCAATTATTGTTGCTTGGGATGTCTTTAATTCTGCAGCATCTAAGTACGATAAGATCCAGATCAACAAATTCCTCCTTTCTACTGCACAAACTACTTGGGATTGGAGTAAGACCGTTACTACTACTGGTAATTTCCTTGAAATGCACCATGCAGGTATCTCATATGATCAGTGGGGTAACTACACTCTCGTTTCTGATGTAATTGGGGATCAGAATCAGAGATATTCAGTTATCTCTTACATGAAGTATGACGGTACTCTGCTTCATCAGACAAAAGTTGATGACACCGCAAGTATTGGTTTCCAAGCGTATACTCATGCTTTGGATAACTCTGGTGACACCATTCTTGCTGTCAACCGTCAGCAGTCTGATCAGCTCGTCTCCTGGAGAATGGGCAACAGTGTAAATCCTGTTGAGGATACCACTAAGCAAAATCTCGGTACCTACAGCTACTTTAGTCAGTCTGATATCACTCATGATGCTGCTGTTTATAAGTTTGATGGCGGATCTCTGAAGTTTAACGCCGTTGCACCTATCACTATCTCTGACTTGGGTCTGACCCCTGTTGAGTGGAGTGGCAGAATGTGGATGTCCATGAATACTACAGTATGGAATACTGCTCATGAGCCCACACTGTTGCATGTTAACGATGCAACTAATACCAACTCAATTACTGCAACTATTCAAGGTGATAATACCGATCCTGACTATCAAAAGGTTATCCTTTACTTGAATGGCACTCAGGTTGCTTCTTCTGTTGCTGCAACTAACTGGGATGCCTTTGCTGCTGGTGCATGGGTCCATGTTACTGTCCAGAAGCGTCAAGAATCTCTGGGTCTGTATCGTTATGAGGTATTCATTGGTGGTAATCAACAGATCACTTATCAGAGCACTACTGATGTTGCTCTTGATGATGTTGTTATCTGTGGTCCTTCCAGTCCTCCAAACACAAGCAATTCTTTCCGTGGTAACATCGACGACTTTGTGCTCGATGATGCTGCTCAATATCCTGGCACTTCATACACTGTGCCAACTGCTGAAATTGCAATCACCACATCCAACTCCGATGTTGCACTGATCAAGTTTGATAGAGCACATACTCAGCGTGCATCATACACCCTGACTGGTCTTAATAATCATAGCACTGTTGCATTCACTGATCATGTTGCTGGAATGACCTGGACAAGTATTTCTCCAGGAGCAATTTCTGTGTGGAATGAGGGTCCTGGTGGTCTGCAAATTCTGGACATGTCCCAGACTTTCTCCACGTTGATCCCTGGTACATATACACTATCTTCAGTGTATGACCAGTATGCATCTAAGACTTCTACCATTCCTTCACCTCGTGGTAAGAGGTTAATTATCTCTGCTGATGTTATCCCCAAATTCTACATGAGGGATGCTCTATATCAGAAGATTGATAACGTCCAACAGTTTACATTTACCCAACCAATTAAACTTACTAAGTATTCTATTCTGCAGCAGTTTAACGATGTTGGCACTACTACTGCTTTTGGTACTATTACAGAGGTCCCAACAGGCACTGTGCAGAATCCTGGTCTTGGCACCGAGTATTCTGTGGGGAAAATCTACGGATCCTTTAATACTTCTGATAGATTCCGCACTACAACTGTTGGTGGAGATATCAACCAGATTGAAGGCACCTACTTCGATGCTGAAGAAGAAGAGTCTCCTTGGCAGCAACTAACTGCATATGCACAAGGTGATCGTGTCTACAACCAAAAGAGAATTTATGAGGCACAGAGTGCTGGCACATCTGGCACCATTGCACCTCAGCACAACACTGGTGTTGTTTCTGATGGTGTCATTAACTGGGCATTCATTGACGATGCAGGTAAGTTTAATATTGATCTGACTGAGCATCCTTATCCTAGACCCCAATATACTGGTCTGGATATGCCTGAGTGGTTGCCACATCGTCTATATGCTACTGGGCAGCGTGTATGGTATAAACTCAACGTTTATCAGGTTGCTGTTGGTGGCGGTGGTGTTACTACAACGACTCCTCCTACTCATACCACTGGTGACGTTTCTGATGGCACTGTTACTTGGTCATTTGTTGAAACTAGCGAGGCAATCAGTCTTTATACTCGTTTGATGCCTTATGATCTAGGCAACAACTACCGTATTGAGATCTTAGAAATCCATCCTGGATCTAACTATATTCCTAATGACGTTGTTAGCGTCAATATTGGGAATATCACTCTAACAGAAGATGAGAAGTCTGTTGAGATCTCTGGATTTGCATCTGTCAAGAAGATTCGTATTACTGCACGTCTTGAGAAAGATGTCATTCTTTCCAGCAGTCTTAGGACTTCTAAGGTCTATTGCACATCTAATTCTCCACACTTCTACAAGGAAGATGAAATTATCTTCACTGAAGGATTCTCTGGTGATCAATATAACGGATCATTCTTCATCGATGATGTTATTGGATCTAGAGAATTTACATTTGGTATTAGAGCGACAGCAGTGTCTGATCCAACGTTTGTTAACAATGGAATTGCTAACGTTAACATCTATGCTAAGCATCCTACTCTGATTTTCACTAGAAATCATCAGTATAACTTCGAGCTTAGCGATGTTTCCAACTTCGGTTACTATCTGTCATTCTCTCAGGACAACCAGTATAAACTGGAGTATTCCTTCAATAATACTGTTAGAGAAGGCACTCCTGGTATCGCAGGTGCAGGTTCAAGCACTCCATTCGTTAAATTCTTGGCGCTTGGTGATGTTACTAACATCTCTTACTACTTCGACCCATCAAGGACTGGTGATAACTCCCCAGTTGGAGTAAACTCATACATTGACGTTATTACGACTCCATATCAGGGTAGATTCAACATTAGTGAGATTGTAAGCGATACTGAATTCAAATTCCCACTTCATAAAGAACCTGAGCGTAGTAACGCTGAGATTGGATCTGATGATCAAGGAAATGAGTATTCATACTACTCTACGACATCTACTAGAGCAGTTGGTCCTATTAATACGATCAAACTTGTTTCTCCTGGTGGATTCTATAAGAAACTGCCTATTATCTCCGATATTGCATCCTTCCGTCAAATTGAGAAGGTTGTGATTGATGATGGTGGCACAGAATATGCACCTGGAGTTTACTACGACGTTCCTGTTGATGGAGACGGTGAAGGTGGTAAAGTTACCGTCACAGTCCTTCTAGATGATGAAACTGGGTCTGGTACAATCGCTAGTGTCGATGTTGCAGACCCTGGTAAAGGTTACACCATTGCTAGCGTAGATATTGACGCTATCACTGGTATTCTTGGTCCTACACTGTCTGGATCTGGTGGTGCTGTCAGCGTTATCATTCCTAGCGAAGGTAGTGGCGCATCTGTCTTCTTGACAGGTAAAAACATTGGTAAGATTAAGAGACTCAAAAATAATGAGTTTGGTTTCGGATATTCACATGACTACACTCTAAAACCTGAAATTACCTTCCCCGTTAACCTCCAACTCTTCAATACGTCGATTCTTTCCGAGATCAAGATCACAGATCCTGGTGCGGGTTATACATCGACACCTGCAGTTGTTATTGACGGTGGTGGTGGATCAGGTGCTGATGCAGTTGCCATTATTAAGAATAACCGACTCAATGAGATTATCATCAAGAATCCTGGTGCTGGATACTCATCTGAGCCTACAATTACGCTGAAGTCTGAGTTTAACTACGTTGTTAACCTTGACCTCAACTATCTACAGTTTAACTTCCCTCATGGCATCACAACTGGTGCAGAAATCCAGTTCCGTGCTGAAGATGTCGGTAGTACTGAAGGTGTCCTTCCTAAGCCCTCTAGCGCAGGTTTGACCTCTTTGGTTGCTGGTCAACTTTACTATGCAATCGCTGGTCAGGTAAATTCGCTGGAATCCGACCAAATTCGCTTTGCACTGACTTTACAGGCAGCACAGGCAGGTGATTACATCACATTCCTAACTCAAGGTAGTGGTCGTCAAGTATTGCTTACCGAAGTCTTTGGTGGTAAAGCAGAAGCAGTTGTTGAGACATCTCGCTTCCTTGAAGGCGAAGAAGTCTTCCAAGGTAGTGCAGTTGAGCTTTCAAGTGCAACTGGTAAGGTTTCTACTAATACTGGTTGGCAAATTGGTCCTAAGATCCTCAAGATCGTTGATTATGATGGAGATTGGAAAATTGGCGAAAAAGTCATTGGATCTATCTCTAAAGCGTCTGGTATCATCGATAACCTAAGCATTGCTCGTGGTGTGCTTAATATTGGATCTTTGACGAAGACTCCTGGTAAGTTTATCGATAATGTCGGTAAACCATCCGAAATCGTCCAAAAAATCCAAGATTCCTTCTTCTATCAAAACTTCTCCTACGTTGTCAAGTCTGAGATCCCCATTACCAAATGGAAGACTCAAATCCTTGAAAACAACCACCCTGCTGGTTTCAACATGTTTGGACAGTTGCAAATCGTTGGTGGTAAGGATGTTTCAGGTAGAAAGGTCGGTACTGAGTTTACGAAGGAAGTTAACATCAATAACTACTCCAACGTCAACCAGATCACATCTTTCGGTGCAGCACAACCAATTTACACCGATTACAACAATACTGAAGTCCTCTTCCGTAAAAAGCGTCTGACTTCCTCTGAGGAAATCTTGACCTCTATCGTGAAGAAACTTGATAATATCCAAGAGCAGTTTAATGGTATTGATAAGCAATTCCCACTTACTGTAGAAGGTGAGCAGATTATCGTCCAAGAGAATCAGTTGTTGGTTACTATCAACGGTGTGATTCAGGCACCTGGAGTTTCATATAGCGTTGTTGGTGGTAACCTTGTATTTGATGAGGCACCAAAACCAGCATCTAGAGTTAACTATAGGTCTCTAGAAATTACTCCTACCACAATTTACAGAATTGAATTGTATTCTGGTCAGGCAGGTCCACCAAACTTTGGTATCTTCCCAACATTGGGTCAGCAAGTCCAAGGTGCAGATAGCGACGTTATTGCGACTGTTATCGACTCTGGCACGACTCATATCGACGTTATCAACTTAGTTGGTGGCACATTCAACCTGAATGAAGAAATTAAGCGCACCACCCTCTTCTCTGGACTTATCCTGAGTGTTACTGCTATCAATAGCGAGACTATCTTCCAGTTTGGTGAATCCATCAGCAATCTTGATGGTGATACTGCCATCATTGAAGAAACTAATATCGATGATCAGGGTAATGTTACCGATGCCATCGTAGTCAGTAAGACCTCAGGTACTGCACAGTTTGAAACTGGTATCTTTGATCTGAGACTGAATGAGTTTGTCTACTCAGCAGGTTCCAAGATTGCTGGTCAGATTACATTCATCTCTCCTTATATTGACCCCGCTACTAGCGACCCTGTTGATGAGTTGATTATCAACCCAGGATCTACATTCTATGGTCTGCTGTTTGAGCGTCTGGTTAGTATTACTAATCCTAATGTTATTATCGATAACATTTCTCAATCTTCCATTACACCTACTGAACTTTACGATTCTGCTAGCAGAATTAATAATGACTTCCTTGACTTTGAAGAAGTTAGAAATACTGAAGTTGAATACACTCAATTGGCAGGTGGCAACTTCCAAGAAGGCGATATTGTTATTAACAACAGAGCAAACTACGGCAACCCCGTTTCCGTATTCCATGGTGCTGCTACCAATAGATTCAAAGATGCTTCGGCAATGATCCTTGGCAACAAAGATCAAATCGTTGATTTTGCTGAAGCAGAAATCGCTGTTAAGCACCCCAGATACTACTTCCCTGGTGATGTTATTACTAACTCTTGGAGTAGGTATTCTGACGCATATCGTCTGATTCAAAAGAATAAGTCATACATTGCTAATAAGGCATACGATGAGATGATGACGCAATATACGTCACTCGCTGTGCCTGATCCTAATAAGTGTATCCGTGACCTTGAGTTGTATATCGATGCTATCTCCATTGACATTTTCCGTGGTGGTAACGTCTATACTCGTAAACTTTGTGAGAAGTTCTTTGATTCTCTTGGCAATTTTGTGTATGTGAATAATGAGTCTGCTGAGACTCGTTATGGATTTGAAAAAGCAAAAGATATGATGAAGTTGGCAATCACCAACAATCTGACTGCTGTTTTCCAGGTGCCAGCTAATGCTGGTGGTGACAGTCTACACACATGGGCAGGTGGCACAGCATCTAACGCAGTACAGTCTGGTGGTGACTATACACACACATGGACAGGTGGCACAGCATCTAACGCAGTGCAATCTGGTGGTGACTATACACATACATTTGTTGCACCTGCTGTAGTAAATGGAGTTACATCAAATACAGGTAACTTACCAAACATAGTTACAGATGTAGTATATACTGCTTCATCTGGTGATATGATCATCACCTCTGCTGGGCATGGGTTAACAACATCAAATACAATTTCTATTGCTAACAATGCACTAACCTTTACTTGTGGTATGGGTACTGGTTCTCCACATACATGGGTAGGTGGCACAGCATCTAATGCAGTAACAGTTAATGGTAGTGTGCAGAAGGATGTAACTGATGCAACATACACACCTACAACTGGTATCTTAGAATTAACGATTGGATCTCATAGCTATACATCTGCTGATACAATTATTATCGCAGCAAATTCTCTATCATTTACTTGCACTAAGGATCAAGATCAAACTACTCACACATATCCTAGATCTACTGACCCTGTATATAATACGTCTCTTCCAGTTATATCTGCAACTGGTACAACAATTACAGTTAACGTTGGTGCAGTAACTGGATGGAAGACATATCCTAGAGCAACTGACCCTGTATCTGGATCAAATATTGCTATTATAGGTACAACCACAGATACCATTACTATAAACGTAGGTCCAGCACCTATCGTAAATCATAATGTTACGAATGCAACTTATGATGCAGTATCAGGATTGATGGAAGTGACTATCGGTAGTCATAGTTTGACTGCTAACACAAGTGTTAGGATTGCTGATAATTCATTGACATTCTCTTGTTTGATGGATGGTAATTCTTCTGATAAGACTTATCCTAGAGTAACTGATCCTGCATATCAAACAGCTGTTAACATTACTGCTGTAACAGCAACAACAATCACTTTAGATGTTGGTGCAGCACCTATCGTAAATCATAATGTTACGAATGCAATTTATAATACAGGTACTGGTGCAATTGAACTAACGATTGGTAGTCACTCCTTATCAGAAGGAACTGCAATTAGAATTGCTCCTAATTCATTGACATTCACTTGTTTGATGGATTCTAATGGCACTACTCACACATATCCTAGATCTACTGACCCAGCATATAATACTGCTCTTAATATTGATGGAGTAACTGCAACCACAATTACAGTCCATGTTGGTCAGTCTGTTGGTAGACCTAATGCAGGTATTACCTATACCCCTTATAGTGAGATTGATCATAGTGGTTACGATGGTAACGGTATTACTGCTGACCCATCACCTAACGATCCGTACGGCACTAACGGTGCTAACCAGTCCAACAATGGCACTGACAACTGCAGCGATGTCCAAGCATCAATTACCACTCTCTATGATGTGGTTGATGAAACTCTGCTGAATGGCACGCTGGTTGACCTCCCCAGTGAGTCCTTTGGATCTTATTCTCCTGGTCAAATCAAGTGTCGTCGTGACATCGGTCTAATGATCGATGCTTTGGCAGAAGACATTTCTCAGGGTGGTAACTATAACATCATCGAATTCACTAAGAAGTATTTCGATGCTGTTGGAGCACCTATTACTAACGGTCTAATCGGTGAGTATGCAGAATCTTTGACTGCTATCGATAAGGCAATGCACTTGTCATTCCAAGCAATCAACAACCTTCTATATTATCAAGTCAATACCAGAACCTTATCACCAGGTTTGATGCTGAAGGATCCTACCACATATCAAGGATCTTACAGCGGTGGTGAGGCAGATCTGGAAGAATTTGATGTGTCTGATGCAGTCTACACACCTGCAAATGGTCTAATGGTTATTACCATTGGCAATCACACACTGACAACTTCGGATACTGTTACGATCCGTCCACACTCTCTGACGTTTACTTGTGCTGCCGATAACGATGAAACTCTCCACGCCTATCCTCGTGCTGGAGATCCTGCATTCAACACGGCTCTTGCTATTAGTGCTAAGACTGCTACTACAATCACAGTTGACATTGGATCAACTCCTCTAGTCCAATACACCCCAACTGATGCTTTATACGATCCAGCAACGGGTGACATGGAATTGACTATCGGAGCACACTCTCTTCAGTTGAATGACTATGTGACCATTGCCAACGATTCCTTGACATTAACATGTGATATGGATGCTAATGGCAGTACTCACTTATATCCTAGATCTACTGACCCTGCATCTGGCAAGCGTCTGTTTATCCATGGTACTACTGCAACTACCATTACTATTAATGTTGGTGCATCTCCTGATGATCATCAGTATGTCCACGATTTCGTTGTTGCTGCTGCTGGTGCAGTCAGTAGTGGTGGTGGATATGTACACACATTTGTCAAGGCACTGGATAATGCAGTCTTCACTGGCGGTGGCACAACTGCCAAGTATTTCGACCCCAATTACGATTCAGGCCGAAATGAAACAATCCAGAATTGTGCTAATGTCCAGGCATATATCGCTACGCTCGTAGACATCTCTACGACTGCGATTACAGCACAAAATCTTAATAATATTAACGCTCTCGCGAGCATCACTGACGGCACATTCGTTGCTGGCGAAAATATCCGCACAACGAAGATTGCATATAAGGATCGCTCTGGTGGTTTGTTTATTGTTGGCGACACCATTACTGGTGTTACCAGCGGTGCAACATTTGAAGCAATCGGATCTAACTCTGGTCTGAAGTGGATCTTTGCCGATGCTATCACAGGATCCTTCCAAGATGGTGAGTATGTTACCAACTCCACCACTGCTAACCAAAACGGTGTTTCTCTAAGTGTTATTCAGAAATACAAGAGACTCAGTGGTGAAAAATCTATCAAATTCCCAGCTACTGGATATCTGGTTACTAGAGATAGTTACGACTTCTCCTTCGGCAACACTGCAGACTTTACCGTCCAAGGTTGGGTTAGAGCAGATAATCTAAGCACCACACAACATCTGTTTGACTTCCGTCGTCTGTCTGTTTCCTCTGGTTTGAGAATTACTCTTCAGACTAACGGTGCAATCACAGTTTACAATGGCACATCTCAACTGCTGACTGGTGGCACGCTGGTTGCTAACAACTGGCATCACGTTGCAGTTGTCAGGACTGCTAGCGTCTTGCAACTCTATGTTGATGGCGTGCAGGTTGGTGGTAACTATGCCGACACTAATGATTATGGTTATGCTGCCATCTACATCGGTGCTGACTTCAACGGTGCTAGTCAGTTTACTGGTTACATGGACAACGTGGTTGTTAAGAATGGACAGTCCGACTTCAATACTGGATTTGTGCCTCCTACTCAGATCGACTACTCTAACCAGTATGTTAAGTTTGGTCTTGATGGTGAGCAACCATTCGTCATAGATAATCAGGAAACATATGCTATCTACACTGGTCAGCGTATTTCTTCTGCTGCTGTCAAGGAACTTAACTACGATCAAAACTTTGCGATCATTGAAAACGTTGACCTAGGTAGATCAGATCACAGAAACTGTGCTGATATTATCGACCTCAACGCTGCATGGATTGCTGAAGAGGCAGTCGGAAGAATGGAAGCAGCATTCCCTGATTTTGTCGTCCCTGGCAACAACGTGGCCGAAGGCACATACCAAGGTACCAACAACTGTGTCAGGGATACTAAAGACTACATCATCGGCGCTCTGGTCAAGGACTTGAGAGACGGTGGTAACTACAACTCTCTTTATACCGCTCGTACTTACCTTGAGGCATCAGGCAAACTGAAGCATGTTAGTAACGAGATTCTGCAAACTCTGTATGCATGGGATCAGGCATTTGTCCTTTGTAAGTATGCAATTACTACAACTGACATAGATCTGAAGGGTGTATATACTCAGAGATTGAGAATTCCTAATAACTTCTCTTCTCCTGCATCCCAATCCATCCAGGATGAGTTTGATACTTTGGGTCGTGAAGTACTAGAAGTCTTGGCACCTAATCCTGATATCTTCAGAGACACTGGTGTCTTGATCTGGAAAAACCGCGACTATATCGCAGAAGAAGTTGCTGGATATATTCTCGATAAGTATGAGATTGATTTTAACGGCACTCTCACACAATTCCACATCATTCCTGGTGGTGGTCGTCCAACCTGTGAGAGAGATATTAAGCAATTCATTCTCCCTGCTGTAATTGCTGACCTTTGCACTGGTGGCACATACAACGTGGAATTACTTATTGATCAGTATTTGGATAATCAAGACAACATCCTCCATGTTGAGCATGAGTTGAATCCAATGCTTGATGCATTTGAGCACGCTAAGTATCTCACACAGAAAGCAGGTAACAACTTACTCCTTTCTCCTGGAGAAGTTGCTGCAGACTTTGGCATCCCAGCATGGGCACAAGAAGATTATCACA